GTTATCGGCTTCATAGTCGACATCTTCAGAACCTAGAAGTTCCATTGGAGATTTGTCTTCGATTGGATTACCGTCGAAGTCAGTCACTGGAACTTCCTCGGAGTCGAGAATTTCTTCGGTAGAAGTTTCTTCTACCTTTTCTGCAGGAGCTGGTTCTTCAACAACGACTTCTGGTTCTTTAGCTTCAGCAGCAACTGGTTCACTTTCAGTTTCTTCCTTGACCAGTTCAGCTTTGGGCTTCCGACCACGCTTTTTAGGCTTTTCTTCCTTCGGCTTCACCTCATCTTCAGCCTTTTCTTCGATCTCATGTTTTACAGCATGAGCATCGAGAGAAGAAATAATGCCACTATTATACATATCCAATAATAATTTACTAGATGCTGTATTAAAAGTGGCAGGATCTTCGTCTAACAGACGTTTAGCAATGACCAATAAATGGTCAAATGCTTTTTCAGTGTAATTCAATTACTTTGCCTCCTTGTTCAAATAATATGAATATTTATTATTAACATCTTCCGAGGTTATACGAATTTCTTTCGTATTCTCGTCGATGTCGAATAATTTATCGTCGACTAAACCTTGCACGACGCTTTTAAGTGCACGAGCACCTGTTTTTCTGTCATACGCAAGTTTAGCGATAGTATCGATAGTATCGTCATCGAAGTTAATTTCGATATCGTACATACCGATCAATTCTTTAATTTGCTTAAAGATTGCATGTTTCGGAGTCGTCAAAATTTGTTTTAAGTCTTCGACACTCAATTCTTTAAGTGGACAAATTACTGGTAATCGGCCTAATAATTCTGGAATAATACCAAAATTATCGAGGTCTTCAGGTAAGATATAATCGATTACGTCGTTATATTTAGATTTTTCTTCCAATACGTCTTTAGATGCTTCACTAGAGAAGCCGAGGCCCGTATCTAAATCTTTATTTAACCTTGCCGCAATCTTCTTTTCGATACCGGTAAATGCACCACCACAAATAAATAAAATATTAGTAGTATCTATTTCAACAGTAGGAGATGACATAGCAAATCCACCTTGTTGGTCGTTAGACTTAATAGCGACTTTACCGCCTTCAACAAGTTTTAATAATTCGTATTGTACGTCACGACCACCGATATCGCTACCTTGAGAGCCGGCATTTTTAGGATCTCGAGCCGCAATCTTATCGATCTCATCGATATAGACAATACCTTGTTGAGTTCGTTCGACATCGTTACCGGCTTCACGGTATAGTTTCGCTAAGATGCTATTAACGTCTTCACCAACGACAATTTGTTACCCTATAGGCTTTTTATCCTATAGCTCTTATAGTTTTCTATAAGTTCAGCATAAATTTTCTTAGTAAAATAATATACAAACTAAGGTAACCACTCGTGGGAATATTTTATTCTTACTTTAAATAAATAAGGTTCAACTCCTATGCGTTACGGTGGCAAAAATCTTTTAAAATTTTTGCTTACCTCGGTATTTTCCTTTTGGATCTTCACCGATTTTGGTTACTTTAATTACTCTGATTTATTTGTATTTTCATCAGAGAGGGCTCGTTTAAGAAGTAAATATCTATTCATTTTTCTATCAAGAAAAATGTTAGCATTAGAATATAAATAATCATAAAAAGATAATGTTAAATTTTTTTTATATAAGACCAATTTTTTATAAGTAGAATAATCATCTATTTTAAATTCAAAATTTGATAGTATTTGATTCATTGATTCAGCTAATATAGAAGAACCAACAACTATAACTGCTTGAATTTTTTTAACATTTTTAGTGATATATCCATTACCATCAAAATATCCACGAATGAAACTTGGAATAAGATCTACTTTTATTTCTGGCATGAAAGCATTTTCTGTTTTATTATAGACTACACCTAATTTAAATAAATCTTCTACTAATTCTTTTGAAACAATAGATACAATAGAAGTTTTTCTATTTTTTCTATGTTTAACTTCTAAATTACTAGCGCTAATATCGTGAATAAATTTATTTAAATGTTCTTCATCGACAGAACTTAATTCAATTGATAGTCTATTTTTATAAACATTTCCATCTGCCATAATAAATCCAAGCCAATATGCTTGTTTTTCAGTTTCTATTTCTTTAAAGAAATTTTTATTAAAAGTTACATTCGGTCTTTTATATGTAAATCTCATATTAACATTTTTCTTTTTTAGATATGCTGAAAATGATTTAACAGAAATTTTTAATTGTTCTGCTACTTTATACATAGGAATTTTTTCTTCAGTATATAATCTTAATCCTTCAATATATCTAGGATCATCTATTTCGAAATGAACATTTTTTTTAATTTCTATTCCATTTTGTTTAAAATATCTTCGTAAAGATCCTACATCTACATTATATTTTTCTGCTAAAGCAGAAGTAGATATTCCTTTATTTTCAGTATATTCTTTTATTGCTTTTTTATATTTATCTTCATTTTTATATCGTGTCATATTATGACCCTCCTTTGTGATCATAATTATATTACACGATATTGTCGTTTGTCAACCCCGATTTGGTGAGACTACTCGCATCGACAATAACACATGGTCGACCAAGATATTTTGCTAACTGTTTAATCAAAAAGGTCTTACCTGATCCGGTACTACCAAGCATGATTATATTGGATTTCTCCACATCAATACCGACATCTTTTTTCTTAAACGCATTATATTCAAGAAGCTTAGTATGATTAGTAATCGCGACACTAAGAATTTTCTTAGCGTTATCCTGATTAATTACACTTTCATCCAGGTAGGCCTTAATTTCTTTAGGCTTAACATCGGATTTTTGAATCTTAGAAGATTTTTTCTTCTTAGGTTTTTCATCGTCTTCATCACCTAAAGATAAGCCTAAGATGTCATCGATATCAAAATCGCCTTCATCATCTTGAACTTGAGATGCCATTTTCATAACACATTCTTGACAGATAGCGATATTTTTATTAACGGAAGATTGGAAAGTAATATTGTGACTTTTTTGATCGTCGATATCTTTACCGCAATAGCTACATTTCATATTACTTGTCCTCCTTCGCTTTAATAATTTCATCGATAAGACCCATATCGAGAGCTTGCTGTGCTTCGAGATAATTATCGCGTTCACATGCTTCATGAATTTGTTCATAGGTAATTTTACCGTTAGACTTTTCAGCATATTTACGTTCGAGTTTCTCGCGCAAGCGTTCGATATGTTTAGCGACAATTTGAATATCGGTTTGTTGACCTTGTACGCCAGTTAATGGCTGATGGATCATAACTTCGGTGTTCTCGAGAACGCTTCGTTTATCGCCCATACTGAGCAAGAAGCTAGCCATACTAGCACACATACCCATACCGACAGTATGAACTGGACAGCTAATAGTACGCATAGTATCGTAAATTGCCATACCGGCCGTGATACTGCCACCAGGACTATTAATATATAATTTAATCGGTTTACGACTACTTTCGTTAGCTAGATACAACATTGCTGGAACAATGAAATTAGCTAATCGATCGTTAATTTCACCAGTTATGAACAATACACGATCTTCTAATAATTTATCAAAGAGGTCTACACGGACACCTTCAGAATCTTTAATTACGGACACGGCCTACCTCCTCAAAAGTATCGTTTAAAATAGTTTTTACAGCAAATACGATTTTCTTAAACTTCGACATATTTTCTGTAAAAATAATAGCTTTATATTTTACTATTTCTTCTTGCTTAGGTTTAACGACAGCTTCTTTTGCTTTTTTAGCAGCTTTTTCTTTTTGTTCTTGATACTCAGTCTTTTTACTATTACGTTTTTCAAGAACGGCAGCAATCTTTTTAGCACGAGCTGCATCAGAATCTTTCTTAATCTTATTAGCAGAAGCTTCGATTAATTTTAATTCGAGCTCGGTAAACAATTCAGATTCCAAAAGTAATTTTTTGGTTCTTGGTCGAAGAATACCGATACCGTCTAAAAATAGTTGCTGAACTTTGCTATCGCTAAAACCGGCTGCACGAATAGTAGCTTTTAAATTATTATTGTAATCTTGATTAACTAACACCCATAATTTAGCAATACTAACAGCACTTAAATTATTCCATTCTTTACACCAAGGATTTTTCTTATAGCTCTCTTGAGCGATCATTGCACTAAAACTAGAATATGATTCTTTAGACCAATCTAGTTTAGTTAGATCCTTGATGCGGGTATAAAATTTAGAGATATTATCTTCTCGTTCACCGAACAAGATAACAGCACCTTGTTCAATAATATTTGAACGCATTGAGTTCCCCCTTGTGTTAAATAAAAAAGACTCCTTACGGAGTCTTTAAAATTTATTTTTTCTTATGACGAAGCATTTCTAAGATCTGTTCACCTTCGTCGATTTTATCTTTATTGTCTGGATTATTATTAAAGAAATCCATGATTTGACGCATTAATAATGGTGTTTCATCTTCGCCGAAGAATGCTTGATCGTAAATATCGTCTTCTTTGATCAAATAATTATAACGATTATGAGTACGATCATATTCTGCACGAGCATCGATATTGTGGTCAGCATCGCCACGCATTTTCATACGTTCACGACATGTAGACTCAAGAGTATTTAAATAAAAAGCATAAACATATTCTGGGAATAATTCTTTAAGTTCCTTAGTGCCGGCCTCATCAAGCACGACAACATAATTTAAATCTTTATTTAAATCTTCTAGATAGTCTTTACTAATACCATATGTTTCACCATTAATGGTCGTTTTACAAATATAGTCTTCAGGATACCAATCTTCTTTGTCGACAAAGAAATACTGATCGACTGGATCATTTAAACGACGAGATCTTGTCGTAGAAGTAATGATCCGATAGAAACCTTTTACTTCGAATAGACCAGCCAGAGTACTTTTTCCACAGCCACTTGGGCCAGAAATTACGATAATCATAAGTATATAACCTCGCTTTTAAAAATATATATATTTTATTCTTATATTATAGCATATTATTTCGTTTGTGTCACGACAGTTTTACCGTCTTTAAATTCGACGTAAAATCGTCGGTCAGCATATTTCTGCATAATATAATCGGCAAAAGGTTTATACTTATCTGAGCTATTCTCATTAAAGTTATGTCGAACTTGATTAATAACCAATACAGACAACTTTTTATTGTTATAAATGAATTCTTGGATCTTATACATATTATCTCGAGGTCTTCCTTTTAAAGAAAAGAAGTCGTCGATTATTAATAAGTTAAATTCATTCATGATTTCGCCAATATCGTCTAAAGACGACGTTTGAGCTAAATAATATTCGCCATCAAAGTTATATTGAAAAAGCGAATCAATCCACAATGTTGCAGGATATTTTTTTGCGATTTCATGAGCAATCGAGCTTTTACCGCTCTGGCTCATACCGTATAATTCGACAACATTATTATCTAACGCTTTATTAATTTGATTAGCAGCCCTACTCATCTGGTGTAAATGTCCTAACGAAATTAACTCTTAAAACAGCAGTAAAGTCTTCAAAAAGATGAATTAACAATTCTTCCAAACTTTTGCACACATAAGTATTTTCGAATAATTCACCTAAATAGATAAATCTACTTTCAGACCAATCTACTCTTTCGATTCCATAGTCACTAACTACTGTTGTCGGAACACCGCCACCGATAATCGAACAAATTTTTAATTCGTCGACCATGACAAATAATTCTGTTTCATTTAACGCTAGGTATATTTTTTCTTCTCGTTTCTCTCCGCAAGTAAAGTCGAAACATTCAATAATAATGTCTCTAACTTTTTCTAAACTATCTGTTTCTTTAATTTTGAGAGTCGAAATACATTCCTTAATATGATTTACGACGTTCTCCTTGATGTACAACACTAATTCAAAGATATCCTGTTTTTTAAATAATCTTTTACTAAATCCCAAGAATAATAGAAATCTTTATACATGTTGAACGAGATTCTAAAAATGTCAATGCACTCGTCAACTAAAGCATCTTGTCGACCTATCGTATTCGTTATGGCTTCTAAAATTAACATGACTTCGATCTGTTCATGTTCAACAAGATCTCGAGTCTTCGTAAAATAATTTAACTGGCACAATCTAACGAATAGATCGATGATATACTCTTTAGGATCTTCTAATAATAGAATTTGATTTGACTTTAAAATTTTCATTTAATTTTATTATAATAATCCTCGATTAAATTCAAATCGAAATCAGCATTCAAATCGATTTCGCTGATTTCCAACTTACTAGGATTATTATAACATTGAATGAACAATTTTGCCAAGAACTCAAATTCCATATAGTTATCTAAAAGACCATTTTCTTTAACGATATCGACAACGTTTTGAGTCGGATTATTGCCCATTAGGATATCTTCGCCGACTTTAGGACGTTGATTAGGCTTAAAGCTATTAAAAACTTTGGCAATGTGTTGAACACTTAAATACAAATTAATTAATTGTTCTCGTTGTTCAGGTTGCATTATGCCTCCAAATAAAAAACCGACCTTACTTTTGTAAGATCGGTAAATACTTAACAGATTCGATAGCCGGGGCCATCATTGTGTCACGTAATTCAATATCATGACCTTTGCTTTGCATATATTTAATTTTCTTATGAAAATCGTTTACGATAGATTCTAAAATATCCTTATCGAAAACTTTTTCGCCGATACGCTTAGCAATAATATTGTTTAATGCAACATCGATATCTTTGTAGGTTTCGTTTTCTTTAAGAGAACGATCACGATTAATAACACTATAGTTAGTAAAACTTAACAAGTATAATTTAATAACCAAGTTGATTAAATTAGTATTATTCTCGATATAAGATACGATGTTATGAGAGGTTAAAATTTTATTATATAAACTATCTAAATTCATGGTTTCTTTTTACAGCAACAACAGCAGTCATTATTAGTATTGTTATTACTATTGTTTTCACGGCGAGATGGACGTCCAGTATATTCGTCGAACTGAGAAAATTCTTGTTTATGTTCGTTAATATACTTTATCGCACTCTCTTTATCGGTAATACCATGTTCGTGAAATTTATATTCTAAATCAGATACTGTAGTCATCATATTGTTCTGATAGCAGTAGTAAACTAATTCTTGTAAATCGGTATATTTTAAGAATTTAGCCGGATTGCCTTGACGCCATCTTTTCCATTTTTCGGCAAAAGAAGGTTCGTCGATAGTAGACGGCATCGGGATATATCCTTTATAAGAATTAGTTTTAGATTTAGACGTCGACCGCCATAAAATTGCCATTATTATTTAACCTTTCTTCATTAGTTTTACTAGATATAGTTTAAAACCGATACTTAATCCAGTAACAGTACTTAGTAAACTTAATATAGTAAAGAATAAAGTAAATACTATTGGTAACGGATTAGATACCGTATAGACATTAGAATTATAAAAAGCACAGCTAAATACAGCTAAGATAACTGTTACAATATTAATGATACCGACATAAATAGGATATGCCATAGCAGCCATTAAATTGTATTTTTCACGAGTGCTTTTAACTCTAATATTGTTAGTTTCGATCAAGATGCCGATATAATTAATACTATTGATAATCATTAAGACAAGCATCATCGATACAGAACTAACTGCTAATTTAAAATGTGTTGCATCATTTGCGATATGACTTATAATTAGACTAATTAAGCATAAAGCTGCAATAATCAATGCAACAATAAATTCACGTTTTAAAAACGTTTCATGAACATTTAAAAATCGTAAATATCCAAAGATATTACGATCTTTAAATAAATCTTTTTCTTCCATTGTACCACCTATTAGAGCATACAATATACAAAGGACGCCGATGAACGGCGCAAAATCTATGATTCCTTGTAATATCCACAAAAGGAACAGATATAATATTAACATTTAATTTCTCCGCTAAAAACAAAGTTTCTAGCACTAAGTTGTGTGAGGTGAAGTGGACACAGAGGCCTGAAAAGTCTTTACGCTACGACGTATACTTCGCCATATTGACGGCCGAATTTAATAGCTTCATCATAGCTATCGACAAAAATGTCGACTACGCCATGAATACCAGGAGCCATTCGGTCGGCTACAACATAATTGTAGCCATTGATATTTAGTACTGTGCCTAAAGCAAAATCGTTGCTCGCAACGGCACCGACGTAAGGATATTCACCGTTAGCCATAGGGCTACCTGTGTGAGTATAAGCTGTAAGTTCCATAGCATTAGTATTTGGCGTACATAACAAACCTAATACCAATGCAAAAGATACTACTAAAAACTTAAATTTATTCATAATAAAAGTCTCCTAACTTCTATGCGTCTTCCTATTATTATTTAAAAATTTAAATAATAAATTGTAGGGCGACATGAAATTAGTAAACCTTGAATGTTATTCACCTAAACAAACAAAGCCACTATTTGAAATACTTGTTTTTACGATATTATACATTATCGAGGGCCAGGTGGAGGAGGATGATTTCTAAGAATGATCTGTGCTGGTTCTGGGAGTGCCCAGATTAAAAATAAACTAACTACCAACAATATAATAGACCAAGTTAGTAAGCTCTCCACTTCTTTTCTGTGTTTTCCTTGCTCATCTTTAGCAAGACTGAATACTCCAGCAATTATTAATGCAATACATGCACCTGAAGTAAATACAGCTACAAACATTAATATCTGGACTACAGATACCACAAGGAGTTCGTCTTCAGTCATTATACGAATTCCTTTCACAACAAAAACTTTTGCTAAAACAATTTAGCACTAAGTCCTTAACGGAGAAAATAGTGCTAGCACTATTATATTACACTTATGGCATGATTGCCACGTCACAGGGATATTCCCAGTCAACATTATCACTATTCACCCAGTTTATAAGATATCGATTGCCATCTTTATCTAAACCTTCTGAGCATAGTTTATCACCAGATAATACTGGATCAGTTAAAAAATCTAAATGATATACTTCTTCAAAATACTTAATTTTCATCTTCCGGGAATTTCCATTCAGAAACATTCACGATTGGATCGGTACAGAATGCAGTCTGGAATGGGTCTTCTCCTTTCTGACAGTATAGAGAATTTTTCACGACGATCTTGCAGTCTGGAGCAATAATTTTTAATAAATACTGTAAAGCTGAACGATACCAATATTCTTCGTGCATTGTTCCAGAACAAAAATCTTTAAATAAATATAAGATATATTCTGGACAATTTTCTTTAAAGTATTTAAATTGGAAGCTACTCATAGCCTTATTACTGCCTTCTATCGGAAGATCGGCCGGATAAAATTCAATTAAATTTGGTGATTCATCTTTGATCTCACCATATGGAGAATCAAAGTTTTCCTGAATATATTGTAAGAAAATCGAGCCGACCAAATCGATCGGAACAGAAATTTTCTTATCAGGATTATTTTTTTGTTTTTCGATCGTCGTAAATAACCATTCTAAAAACTCAGATTGAGTCATGTGCTTCTCAAGATAATTAAGAGCTTTAGAAGGTGATTTAGGATCGATTAGTTTAGCCAAATCGTCTTTATTGATCATTATTTAACCTTTCTAATATATTTATTAGGAACAGATACTGTAACTAATTCATTAGTAAGAACAACAGAATTAGAACCTTTTGGTTTTAAATAAATACAGTCATATTCTTTTCCACCAGCAGTAACAATTACTTTATCGCCAAATTCAAATGTTTCGATATTAATTTTGCCATTTAGAAAATCTTTAATAGAATATTCTGTGTCTCTTTTTAATTCAGGACAAGCTTTAAACATTTCGCTTGTTAAAAAGTTGACTTCGTCTAAGCTTTGTTGATATCCATTTTTAATAAATGCGATACCGAAATCATCGATAACAAACTTATCGATATTTTCGTTAAGTAAACTTTCTAAGAACCATTTAAGATTATCATTAACTTCAATTCTCATATTAATCTTCCTTTGCAAAATCAAATTCTTCAATTGTAGCAAAATCATCAGATAAGATAACATCAATTTCCTCTGTATTAGTTTTTACTGCATAAAAGTTTCCAGACATAATGAATTTTTTAGCTGATCCATTATATTTTTTAAGTAAATGCTGTATCAAACTCAGATAATATCTACAATTCCATTTTTCATCAACCAGAATATTAGAAAATTCTTCATCATAAATATCAATAGATTTTGCATTGCAAAGAGCATCTTCAAATAAATCATATGGTTGGCCACAAGTATCTTGAATATAATCCATGAACATATTAAACATGATTATAGTAGGAATTCTAATCATTTCATTATCTTTTTGCTCGATAATTTTTTTAGACGCTTTATGCATATATGTATTAAAACGATTATTGCGTTTGCGATATAAAGTTTCGAGTTTACTCGACATATATCGATCATTACATTTTTTAAGCTCAGATTGAACTTTGTCTCGTTTATTATTAAAATACAAATTCATAGATTTAAGCGGGCGACCATTAATTAACAATGGACGAATACCACGTTTATTAATAGCGACAGTCGCTAAATTATCTAAGCCTAAGTCGATACCGGCAATATTGCCTTTTTTCTTTTTAGGTAAAGATTCTACTTTGTATACGACTTCGACTTTATATTTTTTCTTGCCAGGAAAAATTCTTACGTGAGCAATATCGAGATCGCCAACATAAATTTTATCTAAATTTAATTTTCCAGGAAATCTCATCATACCATCTTTAACGGTACATTGAGTATCTCTAATAATAACCATGAATTCCTGTTCTTTTTTATTATAACTAGGAATTTTAGGTATACCAGTAAAGCTAGATTTATTTTTTTTAAAAGCTTTTAAAGACATTAAAAATGCTTTAAAATTTTGAGCTGCTAAATGAATAATTGCTTCGGCATTACAAGACACCATTTTGCTAAAATTATTATATTCTTCGCATTCATATTCTTTATGACGAAGAGTCTTAACAAGATCAAATTTAGACGGAAGCTTTTCTTCATTAGTAAAAGCTTGTCTTAAAATATATAGAGCCTGATTATATATATTATTAGATAATCGAGCCTCATTTATTAATTCTTGACTCGGAACAATATAATGTACTCGAGTTCTGTATGTTACATTTTTTTCTTCCATTTATATCTCTCTAATTTTATTTTAATTGTTATCTAATGAACGATTTTAATACTGTATTAAATCGTATAGCTCTAAAACATATAATGGCTGTCATAAGATACGCCGCCATCGTTTTAATACTGATTTTAGTGTCATATTAAACAATACAGTTCTAAAACTTTTATTAATAAGATGCTCTAATTCAGCTAGTTTTAGTACTATATCAAACAATACAGTTCTAAAACCCTAAATTAACTGCCTAGAACTATATTAAACAGTACTTTATGGAGTTCATCAAGTTATCTCAATAAACTTCCAAAGGGATAAAACTTAAGCCCCATACCGACTAATTAAAAATATTGTCGGTTACAATTAAAAAAAGAGCGACCATCTTAGCTACTGATGATCGCTCTTAACGTCCGGCAACATTCCGTTGGCGGCTCTCCTAAGATCAACGCTATGTCTAAGGCTTCTCATGCCTTGCATCCTACGTCTTAGGCCTAGTATATTATGCTAGGATTATTTATTTAAAAGTTAGTATTTCTTAGAATTATAGATATAATTTAATACGCCGATATTACATACAGCATATTTTCTATAAGTTTCTTCATTACTAGCTTTTAAACCTGGTACATAAATAACGATTTTATCTCGACGAATGTCGATACGTTGTTCGCCCATTTCGCAAGCAATATAATTGCCGCGATTATACATAGCTAACACGTTAGTTTTAACTGCTGGCCCGTAACGATGACCGTTATTTACGCTTTTAAAAATATGATTGACATATTCAAAAAAGCCTTTGTTCCCGTCATGAGGACGGATTTCGACTGTTTGCTTTACTTTGATAAAGTCACAGTCTTCAAGTAATTTGTGATAGTCCATTAGAGCATACTCCATTATTTAAAAAATAAATATAAGCTTATACTCTAATTATATTACTTCTTTTTCGGAAGTGCAACGCTATCCCAAACATTTCCGATAACTTCGTAATGGCAGTTTTCATAATCTTCATTTACGAAGCCAATTACTTCTTCACCTTCGACTAAAACCAAGTTGCCATTGAGATTATCAAACATAACTTGAGCTTTATCTAACTTAATTTCATTGTCATTAATAGTAGCACTAAAGTTAATTAGATCGTCTAAGAAAATTTCTTTCTTATTACAATCTAAATAACCAGTACTTTGACATACAGTTTGTTCGTGTACTGGCCAAATATTCTTTTCGTCTTTAATAACGATTTGACGTTTCTTAATTAAATAGAAACCTGTTTTCCAGGAACGATCTTTATGACATCTAGCTTTATATACTGGTTTCATTATTTACCTACTTTTTGTTCTGCTAATTCTAAAGATTTTTGAAGACGAGCCATTTCTTCTTTAAGACGAGAAATTTCATCGTCGGCTTCGCTACTAGCAGCTTCGCCACCAACGAGCTTTTTAATTTCTTCAGTTGTTTCTTTAAGCTCAGCTTCTTCAACAGCTGGAGTAGTCTTAACAGCTTCTCCATTATCGATAGCTTCAAAATCTTTAGCAATAGTTTTAGATTCTTTAGATACAACTTTTACTAAAGTAAGTACTAAAGTTACACAAATATTTAATACGAAACCTACGATTACACCGATTTTTCTACAAATTGCTTCTTGATTGTTCATGACCAATAGCCTCCTTAACGAATTGATATTTTTCCATCGCGATTTTAACGCGATCGATATTTATGAATACAGTATATTCTTTACCGCTAATTTTAAACGTAGAATATTCATTTGTTTTACATTGTTTAATTAAATCTTGGCAGAAACGAATTAAAGCGTCGAAATCGCTATATACATTCGTCATACCTTTTTCGCCGGCATATTTTAATTTATTGTCAGGGAAATAAGCTCGCACAAGATTAGTGTGCGGTTTTTTATTTATACTAAAAATACCGATAAACTCGGCAATCTCTTTAGATGTTTGGAAGTGGATATTGCTTTCCACTTCGATGTAATATTTATACATTTAATTTACCTTTCCAAGCGTTTCCTAACACTTCTATTTTAATATTTTCATACAATGGATCGACTAATGCTATCGTATATTCATTATTCTTAACGATTAGTCGTCCATATACATTATCCATTAATACGGTAGCCGGGTTTAATTTAAATTGACCAATACCGGGCATCGTGCATTCAAAACTTACAATATCAAATAAAAAAACCGGTACTTGATTAAATACAAGTCCGGTATGTTGACATAAAGTCTTTATATTAATTTCATGTTCGCCGTTTTCGTCGACAATAAAATTTTTATTATTCTTAAATACATATGATCCAATATACTCATAAAATTGACTATCGTATGCTTTATAGATTGGCAACATAATATTTCCTTTCAATATCTATGCCACGAATATATTACGGATTTTTATACATTAAATATTCGTATTCTAGTTTTAGCGCAACAATAAATACATATGATCGTTTTTATACTATTTTAAATTATACACTTCTAAAATAATTTAGGTGACTATCGACGTTTTAGTACTGTTTTAAATTATATAGTTCTAAAACCTTGAATACTAATTCTCCAGGCTGGGCTATGTTTTAGTGCTGTATTAAATCATATAGTTCTAAAACCCGAAATCAACTGTTCTAGAGTTATATTTAACAGTACTTTATAGAGTCTAAATTAAGTTATCTTAATAGACTTCTAAAGGGATAAAATTTAAGCCCTATACTAGCTAGCACAAGGCATCACTAGTTACAATTATGTTCTTTATGTATGCAAAGAAAGCACAAAAGTGATTTCGGGTCGGAGACCGGGGGTGCGGGGGCTTGCCCCCGGAAGAGGATAAACGTAGAACGCTACTTATCCTCTCTCGGGAACAATTCGTTCAACACTCTAGGAGTATAATGACGTGCTGCCTCCACCTTATCATTCTTTGTTTTAACATGTTTAATGCTTGCATACAAAGACTCGATTCTGCTTTGCGCTGCTGTGAAATCTTTAAAGACTTCGATTAGATCTTTGTATTCACGACGCTGTTTGCTATAGACATGCATTAATTTAAATAAACGAACGGCATCTTCAGGAGATACTTCATCGTTAAATTCGCAAAAGTGTTTTAAATCGCTTAACGCACGATCGGCATTGCTTAATCGACCATTCCATACCTCATAGTTATCTAGAATATATTTCATGGCAGATTTACCTTTAGTAATTGCATCGACCAAACTATTTCGATCCCATTGTTCTTGATAATCGATAGGTTCTTCCACGTTGTCCCAGTTGATTTCCGCCATTGTATTAGGAGTACTTTCTTCTGTGACAATCGTTTCGATCGAATTTGCCAAACATTCAACGCCACAATTTTCCATCGTTTTTTTGAAATCTGCTTTAAATTCCTTGCCTTCAATATTGAATACTACATCGTGGACGGAATACGGTAAAGAATCAGGAACAACTTTTTCTTTTTCTTTACGTTCTTGTTCGAGCGCATGAATCTTATTTAACAAAGTATTCTTATGATCTTTATTATTTAAACTTTGAAGCAACTTATCTGGATTGAATGGTTGCCTATATTTTCTTAATGACCATACTATGGCACTCACCCTCTTTCTTATTTTAAACATAATTGAATGTAAATCCACCGTAACCGATCTAATAACTGATCGTTCGGGATATCTTCATCGATATCTAATTGATTAGTAAGCATATTAAAAGTTACATAACGGCATTCCCAATCATAATCGATATCGATAGTTAGTTCGATATTTAATATATTATCTAAATCATTATAAACATAAAAATCACCATATTCTGGATAATGATAATTCCATGTACTATCTTCTAATTTAGATACGGCATTATATATATCGAACAACATTTGTGAAATTGGTACGCTATTCATCGTTATTCTGGCTCCCTTATTCTATTAAATCTTCTACCGAGTTCTTCGACTCTAAGACGTAATTCTCTTAAGCTTTGCTCTACCCTAGGATCAGTCGCAATTCTATTTTGACGCTCCATTAACTCACCAATTCTTTCTCTAAATGTTTGATAAGCAATTTCTCTCACTCTTTGTTCGGTCATAAGATTTTGCGCACTAAGCTGAACACGTTCAACACGATCATTAATAAAAATATTCCGTGCATTACTAAAGCTAACGACTTGATCATTTGATAAACTGCCAATTATTGTATTTTCTTGTTGATTTAAATAATCAAAATGTTGATTTTTATATCTTTCAAGATCATTTGTTATCGCTATATAGAAATTATTATCAACATTAGTTTCAGAAGGTCTTACCCTATTTAAAATTATATAAGAGTAATAACTTAATTGTTTTACAATATTAGCAAATACAGCCTTTAATAAAGGTTTTGTATTAAGCAAAGCAATTAATTCATTATGATCTGAAAATCGATAAATAATAACATCACTTTTATTTGCTTTATTGACAGCCTTTATTTTAAACTCTTGAAGAGCACATTGAACAAAATAATGGAATCTCGCCGAAGAACAAACATAACTATAATGAATAGAATTTTTGTAAAATCTTTGATAATTATTTTTTAAATAGTCATATAATCTAATGATGTTACTTTCATTCATCTCAAAATTTCCTTTCGAGATTCGATAATTTCGCTTTTGCCATTTTGATAAACGACTAATCCAGTATATTTAATGTTATTAACATGATCACTAACTCTATATTCGATATCGACATTATATTTAGCGCTCATATTAGTTAGCATTATAGTATTTGGCTCATAATCGCCTTCTGCGCTAATAACGGCAATTCCGTCTTTTAATATCATACTATTTAAATAATAATTACCTAAAAATACATTATTGTTAATTTCAGACATTTTAAGTGCCTGAAGTTTGCTATTAGTGCCACAAATTTTAAAAAGTCCAAGCATACTATTTATATCCTTTCCAAAAAAGACTTAATCTCAAATTATCCATAATTATATTATACATTCTTTTTATCCTTTCGGAAAGTTCATTTTTATAAGAAAAATTAAAAAAACTTACTTGAATAGTTCCATCTTTTCTAATCTTAACAGATATATCTGCAGAGTCATCATAGTCACAATAACTTTCTGATTGATATATAAAAGTAAACTCATCGTTAAATTCATCGAAAATATAGATGGCACCATATTTTGTAAAAATTTTACAAGAACCATCTTTATTATTAGTTAATATTTCTGCAATGCAAACTAATGCATATGTCATTTCATTGAACATGATGTTGTTTAATTAATGTATTAACAATTTCTAAGAAGTCTTCTTCGCCTTCTTTTTCATAATAGAAATTAATAGAAGAAGCCTTATTATAGATATTATAAGATATTACTAAGCTATTTAAAATATTTTCATTCCAATTAAGATCTATTTGAATATCTTTATTACGATGCTTTTCGATTGTTAAATAATAATTACCGCATTCAATAGTGACTTTATCTTTATCAGAAATGATGTCCTGCAAATTGGCCAAAAGTTCTATCTGCTTGTTTAACAGGGATTCCATTCGGATTCAGCTCCTTTCCTTTTATTATTGGATAACCACAACTATAACTTTTAGAAGCATATAGTCGTTGATAAATTAAAATTAATGCTATACAAATAACATCGATATACATATCGTATATCTCTTTTAAATGAGAATATGTTTCTAAGTCTATTTTATCTTCCTCTATGAAAAAGATAAGAATATTTTCCTCGCCGTTTAGATAATTTGAAACTCTAATAGGATCATTTTTATTAAATCCTGGATCAAAGATGCTAAAATAGATCTGATATACATCACATCTCTTATAAATAATAATTGTATAAGATTCTCTATTGTACTTAAATCGATAAGTATCCATTCCAGCGCTAGTCTGTAAGAATGGCAAAACTGTATTGTATAACGTTTTTGCTAGCTTTTGTTTTCTGTCGATAATATTTTTTTGTTCGGCTAATTCTTCTTTTTTTAATTCTTCTTCTAATTTTTTTATTATTTTTTTTACAGTATTGTCATGTTTAACTTCTTTAAATATAGGATAGAATAAAAAAGAAAATAGAACAGTCAAGAAGCATAAATATAAGATTTCCTCGATTCTCATAATAGCGTTTTAATTCTGTCGTACAATAAATTTAAATCGTTAACGTTAATATATTTATTTGTTTTATTGTTATATACTCCACGTTTAGGCAATCCTTCACATGGATATTCGATACCGAGATCGAGAATATTTTTTTTGCCTTCAGAAATTAAAATAGCTCCACTATCAAATTTCTTTTTATCGCGATTGTCGATAAGAATATCGAAACCGTCAATATTAAATTTTTGAACGCCTTTAATTTTTTCAAGGCCGTTTACAATTTCTACGATTTTCCCCATTTAATTTTCCTCCGTTTCTTCGATGACTCTCTTTAGTATATATAGTTGGTTTACTAAATATTTTTCTAGTAAAGGCAATACAGCTTTAAATTCTTCTGATAGTTCTTTTTTAGGAACAGATAATGATATAAAGTTCACTTTATCTCTGCAAAAAGTAATACATAATATTACTTCTTGGCAAATACCAAATTTTTGTTCAAAAAAATCAAGATAGAAATAAAAATCATTCGCACTACTATTGTATACTATTCTATTAACTTGAATACCTATTATGTCTAAATTTAATAAAAATAAATCTTCTTCTTGTAAAATAGGTCTAATATTATCGGCAAGTTCTTTTAGAAATCTAGTAGTAAGATTGCTACAATATTCTTTATTTAAATCAATGTATTGCATCATTATTCATCTCTAATATTTTTTTATAGTAACTTAAAAAATAATATAAATTATTGTCAAATATTTTTAAAGCCGAATATAACCAATCGTATGGCTCATAATATATATCGATATCTCCGCTAATGGCTATTCCTTGACATGTTGTTATTTTTAAAGATCCTAATACATATTCAGAAGTATCTATATTATAAATAGTTATTTC